CTTATAGCCGTAGTAGGGTATACTTGCTCCCATAATTTTAATTCTAATACACCTCCAACTAAACCTCTTTTAGAAGTTAGTGATGTATGGAATGCTGTGTTATTTAAACTTGTTAATGCCATTTTTTTTCTTTTTAAATATTATGCCTAAAATACGCCAGGAGCTTCAGCTTGCATACAAGTAAAGGTCAAAGTTACTCCGTTTTCATCAGCTAATGATGAACCTGTGTTTGCCACAGCAGATGTTAACTCCATAGGAAATCTAGTCTTTGAATTGCTTTCAGAAGAAATCGCATCCCAACCTACTAAATACGATGCTCCATCCCAAGTATAAACTCTAGCAATTAAAGGCGTGTTAACCATTGATTGAAGCTCTACTAATCTTTCTTTAGTTACATCAGGAACATAACCTTCAATAACAATTTCAAAAGTAGTTAAACCTTTTCCAAAATCATTAGAAGCTGTAACCTGCATATTTGCAGTTTCTTTTTTAAACTCTACAGTTTTTATAGAGCTACCTATAGTTCCTGAAGCAGCCCCTGAAGCGCTAATAGCTAAAGAGCTTTGTCCTCCTTCAGCGTAAGAAGCTATTTCCATTTTTTTGACACCGCCTTTTGCAAAGTGGTCGTTACCACTAACGGCTAATCCTACTAATGCCATATTTTTCTTTTTTTATGTAGTTAAAAAAAAGGGGAAGGGTAGAAACCCAACCCCTTCTTATATTAATTATTGCACTATACTATTTGTGAAGCGCAGTTACAGCTAATTTAGAATCCATTAACTGAGTACCACAAGCATATCCAAATCGCATTCTGTAGGCTTTTTGGTCTAAAGAATACCAATTCTCAACTGAAGCACCTTGAAAGTCAGAACCTACAGCTATTGCTCCGTCAGCAATAAGAGCTATACGACCTGTAGAGTCAGCAGCAGAAGCGTCAGTAATTAAACTGAAGTCGTTAGCAATGTGAGAATCCCAATCTCTACGAACTACCATAGGAATACCTGCAAAGCTTAAATTAGCAGGAGTACCATCTTGTAAGTAGATGAAAGACTCAGAAATGTTTTGAGAACGTAAATACTTCATGTAAGCGTTAGCGATAACTCCTGAAACATACATTGTTTTAGGAAGCTCTGTCAACTCAGGAGTTGCAGCATCTACAACAGCTTCAAGGATTGAAATAACTTCAGCTCCTGTGTAAACACCTGAAGCAGCTAGCGTACAACCTGTAGAAGGTGAGTCACCAGCAACACCGATAGTTAATTTTTGACCTGCACCTAAACCGTCTTTAAGAACCTCAAAGATTCCGTCGTAAACATCGTAATCTGCGTTACGACCTGTTCCGTCAGTATCACTTCCTGCAGCAGAATTATTTAAGTTTGCAAACCATAATTGTCTGTGGAAGTCACGCTTAACAGCTTGCATCATAATGTTAGCCATTATTTCTTTAATCACAGTTCCGTCAATATTGTCTTTAGCAGTACCTAGTTTTAAAGCTTGAGCTTTTACTGTAGCAAAAAATACATTTGCTCTTTGCTCCATTTCAGCTTCAAGGTTTCCAACTACTAAAGTTTTTTGAGTGTAAGAAGACGTTTCAGCGTCAGCAGAGAAAGCAGCACCTGCGTTTGCATTTGTGATGTATTCAGCAGACTGAAAGTGGTCTAATTTCATACTTGATTTTACGTCAGGGTAAATCGTAAATTTACTCAAGTATGAGTCATCTCCTAAAAATAAAGGAGATAGGAAGTATTTTTGCACCTCTTCTTGGTGATACCCCGTAATTGATGTACTAATAGCGTTAGCCATAATTGTGTTTTTTTAATTTATTATTACTTGTTAAAAATTTGATTTGCTAATGAATCCCAAGCGTCAGGTTTTTTAGCACCTTGTTCAACTACTTTAGGTTCGTTTTCAGCTAGCGTAACTGAGGGCGTAGCCTCTAATTTTGAAATACGCTGTGCCATAGTTTCAAACTGAGTCTTAAATTCTTCTTTAGACTCGTTAGCTTTTTCTTTTTCAGCACTAAGTTTTTGAGATAAAGAATCTCTTTCTTCAGTTAAAGCATTAATTTTTGCTTCTAACTCGCTAACATTTACTTGAGGCTGTTCTTCTTTAGCTTCTGTTTGAACTTGCTCTTGTTGAGCTTCAGCTTCAGCTTTACCTACAATTAGGTTTTTGATTTCTGTAAACCAATTTTTCATAGTAGCTTCATCCATTTGTTTCTCTGTTTTTATATGTTCGTTTCCGAACGTGGTTAATATCTCTTCTGCAGTTTTATTTTCAAAACCTGTAATGTCGTATTTAGCCACAATCTCTACTTTACCTGATATAGAATCAACAAACCCCATTTCTTTAGCTTCATCAGCACTTAACCAAGTTTCTGAATCTAGCATATAAGAAATCTTATCTTCATCTAAACCTGTTCTTTTAGAGTAGACTTTAAGCATTGTGGCTTCAACTTTCTCTAACGCATTTATTTGCTTACGCATTTGAGACTTATTTCCAAATACATTACTCATTGGAGAGTGTATCATAAATAAGCTGTTAGAAGTCATTTCTATACTGTCAGCAGCTAAAGCTATAACTGTAGCCATTGATGCCGCCAAACCTTCTATTTTAGCTGTTACCTTTCCTGTATAATTCTTTAGTGCGGTATATATAGCTTGACCTTCAAAAACATCCCCTCCTGTACTATTAATATGAAGGGTAATATCTTTACCTCCTAAATCTTTTAAATCTCGTAAAAAACTTTTAGCAGTAATGCCGTGAACGCCAATCTCATCATATATAAATATATCTGTAGATTTTCCTTTCTTCGCCTCTATAGAATTAATAGAGTACCACGATTTATTTTGATATATATTTTCCATACTACTTGCAAATATAATAATTAATTAATTTTTAGTGTTGACATCGACTGTCACTTTGTTTTCATGTAATCATAAACAACTCTTTGAGCTTGCCTAACTGAAATATCGTAATTTTCGGATATATCTAAAAATATATACTTTATTAACTCAGCATTGTTTTCTTTTAAGCAATCATCAAAGTACTTTCTTATAAGGTAGTTTCTTATAGAAGTTTTATTTATTACACCTTCTTCAAACAAGATTTCTATAACCCCATTTGTTTCTACTCCGTAAAGCTCCTCGATAGCTTTAGAGAGTTCTTTTATCATATTAGAATTTTGCATTTTTCTCAATCATTTTAACTCTGTTCTGTGTTTTGTTTAAAGTTTCTACAGGTAGAACAACATTTGTGTTGCTAGCTATTACACTACCTAAAGCTTCGTAATCTATTAGATTACCTCCTCCAATGTTAGGGCTTGCAAATGAAGTTCCTCCCCCTGCTTGATTCATAGCACTTAAAGCAGCTCCAAACATAGCTGTACTCCTTTTGTTTATAACAGCCTCTCCGCCTTCAAGTTCCACAACTTTTCCTCCAACAGCAAATCTTTCCCCACCCATAGCGTGTGAATTACCCATAACTAAACCACCTTTAGCAAATTGTTGAGCGTTTATAGACGCTATAGTTCCTTGATGCCTAGCAAGGGCTATTGCAGCTAATGCAGCATACTGACCTAAACCTGTAATACCAAACGTAGCTGCGTTGGCAGGGTTTGCTGCGGCTTGAACTGCTATATTCGCTAACTCTTGTTGCAAGCTTATATTAGCTAATTTTATTTCGTGTTTCTTTCTTGTTTCAAAAGCTTCTTTCTCTAACTTCTTTTCTTCGGCTTTTTGTTCTCTTTGATTTATTAAGCCATCACTAGCCTCTTGCTCTAGCATAGCTTTTCTTCTATCCATTCTTCTTTCGAAATTTTCAAGCTCAACTTCAGCCATTTTTTCTCTATGGTCAAATAATGCGTCTATGCTTTTCTTAGTGAGGTCTGTAATTATTTTTCTCTTTCTCGACTCTTCATCTTCTTCAAGCTTTAAAAGTTGTATTTTAGCGTTAGTCAGCTTTTCCTCTATTTGCTGTTTAGTTTGTCCGCTAGCTCTAAACCCAAGCTCAGAAGCTTCAGTTAATTCTAAGAGTTCTTCGAAGTACTCTATATCTGTTTTAAGTAAATCTCTAGTTAACTCTCTGTTAGTCATTGTTCTATGCTCCGCTTCAGAAAGAGTTACATCTCTTTTTCTCCTAGCTAAGTTTGTGTACATTCTAACTTCTAACTCGTCAAACTCTTGATTGTCTTGTCTTTCTATAGTTTGCTGAAGCTTTTTTTGCTTTAAAACCTCTTTAGCTATAGCGACTTCCAACCTAGAAAACTCTGTCTCATCTTCTATCCCTAATTGTAGAAACTTTCTTTTAGTAGCTCTAAGACTCTTTAATCTAGCTACAGTAGCAGCCATTTGTGTTGTGTTTGCGTAGTCTCCTCGCTCGAAAGCTTTTTCCTCTATCTCAGCTATATCCAACTGTAATTGAAGTCTATTATCTCTCTCTATCTTTTGATAAGCCATTTGATTTAAGCTTTTCTGCTTTTCTCTTGCTTCGTCTTCTTCTGCTTGTTTATCTTTTAATTTTTTCTCTCTAGCAAGTAAAGTATCTAACTCGTCTTGATATATACCTAAATTATTAAGCGCCTTTAATTGTCCAAAACTTAATTCATCGGCACTAATACCTGATAATCTAAATTCGGTTTGAGCAGCTTCTAAAAGAGAAAACATCTCCTGAAATTTTTTAGGAACTTCATCTAAACTTTCAATCCCTACAGGATTAAAGTTCATAAATTCAAATTTCTCTTGTTGCGATAACTCATTAAAAGCTTCCATATAAGGCTCAAACATTCTTCTTACATTAGAAGCGTCAGTTCCATCGAAAACATCTTTAAGAGCGTCAGCAAGAGATGTTAACTGACCTATTACGTTTTTGTAAAAATTAGTATCTCCAAAAGCAACCTTAAAGCTTTCCCAAGATGTAGAGAGCTGATTTAAACGCATCTCAGTTGAGTCTAATAAATCATTTTTAGCTTTCTGAACATTAGCGAAAGACTCTGTAGTGTCTTCAAGGCGCTCTAATATATTATGGTATTCATCAGCGTTGTCACCTGCAATAGAAAATATAGCGGTAAGACCACGAACATTACCAAACATTTGCTCTATAGCCGCAGGACTATCTTTAAACGCCACATTAAGTCTACGCATTGCTTCAGTAAACCCAACAGCTTTTAACTGAGCAGAACCAATAGGTATTCCGTATTTAATAAATAAGTCTCTAGACTCTGCTGCAGGTTTTTGCATCTGAGATATTGCAGCACGAAGAGCTGTAACAGATTTAGCGGCATCAAGACCCGTACGAGTTGTAACTGCTATAGTAGCGCCTAACTCTTTTAAAGACACACCTGATGCTGCAGCAAAAGGTACAACGACACCAATAGCTTTAGATAACTCCTCTACTGTAGTTACCCCAAACTTTTGAGTATTAAATAGTGTAGACGCAACATCTGCGGCTGATTCAGTTTCTAGTCCATAAGCATTTATAGCTGTAGTTAATCCTAATGTTGCAGACTTTAAATCTGTAGCACCTGCAACAGCTAGAGTGGAAGCTTCATTAAGGAACTCTAAAGCTTCTCCTGCTTTTACACCTGCCGATACAGAGTCAAACATAGCTTTAGTTACATCATTTAAAGCGAACCCATAGTCTTTTGATAATTTTATTCCTCCTTGAAATAATTGACCTGAAAAAAGCCCTGTTTCTCTTTCACCTAAAAGTGTAGTTACGTTTATTATTCCTTTTTCAAATTTAGCGAAAGCTTTTACGCTTTCCGTAATAAACCTTATAAGTCTAGACATTACAGCTATAACAGCAGTTATTGCTGCGGCAGCTTTAGCGAAGTTTTTTACACCTGAAAGAAGTCCTTTATTTAAAGAGCCTTTAGCTTTTGAAGCTTTACTCGTTTCTTTAGCGTGTTTTGAAATCTTTTTAGTGCTGTCTTCTAAAGCTTTGCTTTGTAATTTTATAGAATTTTTTAAATCATCTACAGTTTTTCTAAGCTTTTTATTTTGTTGAGTAGCAGAACCACTAGCCCCTTTTTGGTCTTTTATTTTCTTGTTAAAGTCTGCGAGCTTTTTATTAGCTTGAGTTAACTTTATTTGAAGTTTAGAAAGCTCATTAGTGCCTTCTATACCAAACTTAATTACATATTCGTCTTGTGCCTTTGCCATTTCTTATAGTATTTCGTGGTTAGTTCCTGTTCTAGTAACTAGCAACAATTCAACTTCTGTAGGCTCTCCTGAGAAGTTAAAATCTTTTACTTTATTTATTATGTATAATTCGTTATCTATTTTAACAAGCTGTCTAAAGTTTAGACTTCTCATATCTTCTGATGTTAAGTATATTTCAGCAGTAACAATCTTATCCCTCATCATAAGCATATCAATAAGCTTTTGA